GCCGCGTGGCGCGATCCGTAAACGCGCATAACCACAACATCGAACGGGCATGGGTCACCGTCTATCTTGTGCCAAACATTGAAGTCACCGCCACCGTGAATGAATGCTTGTTCTTTTTTTGCCGTGTCTTCCGCCGAGATATGTCCGTAGCTAGGCAAATCAACGCCCAGCTCATTAGCGTAAACAAGCCGGATAAGCCCCCAGCAGTCCGCGCCATCCCAACCGCGGCCTCCATCAACAAACGGTATGCGCAAATACTTACTGGCCCAGGTCATCGCCAGAGGCCGGGCGTTAGCTCTTGCGTACACCGATAGCCGGGCACTGCCTCGCGCGACAGGTTGTATCCTATAATCAATCCGCTGATCTGGCCTGCGTCGCCTTCCACGTCCGTTAGGTACAAGTGCGGGGCGCTATATTCAACAGTGACCGGGGAACTCAACGGCGTGCGCGGGAATACGGTCAAGTCGAACTCGCTCAGCGCCACAAGCTCCAGGTGCAAGTTTACCGGCCCTGTTATGCCCCGAACCAGGGTGCCGATCTTTTTGTCGACGTTCGGAAGTGTTATTCGAGCCTCGGGGACTTTGTCGGTGTCCGTCAGCAAGTTTATGCTGAACGGAAACCCTGTGAACGTGTACCCGTCTTTTTGAAAGTCTTCGGGGTCCGCGACAATACGGATCGGCGTATCCAGCTCTGCGTGGCTGATAGTCAGAAACGCAACCGGCCAGTCGTAGCGGCGCGGCCTGTCCATTTCGCGCTGCATAGAGTTGGAAAGTGTGCGCTCAACCATTTTCGATCTTCATAAAACGCGTTTTTACTTGGAACGTGTCGTGGAAAAGGTAGTCAACGAGGTATGGTTCCGACGGGTCAGCGAATACGAATAAATAGTCTTTTTTGTCTTCCGGGTGGTTCCAGTAAAAGGGCAGCGACCCCTCGACCAGCGTTGTTTTGTGGAAGTCGCGAAAGCGCGCCAATTGTGCCCGCGTGTAGGGTGGAAAAGTGACGTCGTAAACTTCGACATGCGACGAGCCGCGTCGGCCTACAATCGGCGGCCCATCCTCGACCTCGAATTCAGCCATCGACAGTTTAGGCGACCCGCTGAACCCGCCAATTGCAGGCGCGTTCGGTATTGTGTTCGGGAAGTAAGCGTAAGACAAGATTACCTCCTCACTGGCGCAGGGCGCATCTGATACCGGGACAGCATAGGGTCATCCAGCCCACCGCGACCGATTTTATTCGTGATCGCCTTTAAGATAATATCCTCGATCGGCTGTCCTTGCGGACCAGTGCGCTGCCGGCGCTCGACTTTAGACCCCTCGGGCGCATAAACGTTCACTGTCGTACCACCCCCGCCGCCAGCGCCTTGCGGCACCTGGCCGGGCTTCGTGACGCTGACCGTCTCGTTCGGGCTCGCTCTGAATGCGACCATCTGACTGTCGATGCCACCGGCACCGCCTACCTTGAAACTACCGCCGTTAGCAAAGCCCGGTAAAAGATTCTTGAAAAGACCGCCTATAAAACGTGCAATACCGGAGAAGGAATTGAAAAGGCCGGACAATATGCCCCCGAAGCCACCCATGCTCCCTTTCAGGTCGTTAAACCCGAATTTCATTTTCATAAGCGCTTCAACAAACTGGTCTTCGATCCGGTTGATAACCTTGTCGAGCAGGTTCGTCGCCGCGTCTGCGAATGATTTGAAAAACCCCTTACCCTCTTGCAGACCAGTGCGCAGATCGGAAATGAACCCCTTCAAAGCGCCGCGCGTAAAATCGTAAGCCTCCTTGGCCTTTTCCGTTGCCGCTTGCACGCGGCCCATTTCCGCGCCCTTTTCTTTCAGCTTTTGGATGACCTGGTCATCGAGCGTTATATTGGCGCGCAACGCCTTATTCATAAGCTCTTGCGTGTGCTTACTCTGCGCGGCCTGCAAATCAGTCTGGCCGAGAGCTTGCCGCATCATGTTTTGTTTTTGGATGTAAACGTCGGCCGTGCGTATGAGGTCGCGAAGTTTGTCGCCTTCGGACTTACCGCCTTTTTTACCCCCACCGGCAGCCTTCACGGGCTTGGTCAGCGTAGGGGCTGCTGGGCGGTCGTCTTTTTTGTTTTTCTGGATAGTAAGAGGCGCTGAGCCGAGTAGCTTTATATACTCTTTAGCCGAATTGATCGTGTCGACTATCTTGTCCTTTGACTCAACGAATATCCCCGGCAGCTTTTTGAAGTCGCCGTTATAAATAGCCTGAGCCGATCGGCCTAAAACCGAAAGACCCTCGATAACAAGAGAAATTGCCGCGTAAAGTACAACAGCGCCTTGCGCAATGTTTACAAAAATATCGGCTAGGACGCTGCCAATCCGTTGCGCGGCCTTGCTCTCTTTCGACCATGCGATTATTCTGTCTGTAAGCGCGCTCAACCGCGGGTTTAACTTTTCCGCCAGAACAACAAAAATGCCGCGCATCAAACTGCCCATGCGCGACATGTTATCGTTAAATTGTTCGGAACTTTTTTGGAGCCGCTCCGACATCGTAAGGCCGAAGTCGCGCGCCTCCTGATTAGACTTGGCAATAGCTTCCGCGCCTTGGTTTAGCAGCGGTATCATTTCGGCGCCGGCTCTACCAAAAATAGCTATCGCGAGCGCCGTTTTTTCGGCGCCGTCTTTGTAATTCTTAAATTTTTCCGCGATCTCGGACAAAACGGCGGTCTGGGTTTTCATTGTCCCGTTGGCGTTCAGGACTTCAATGCCCATAGCCTTGAACGCGCGAACCGCGTCAGTGGTGCCGCCTTTTGCGACGTCACTCATAGACTGTGTGAGGCGCAATATAGATGTTTTAAGGCGGTCAAAACCAACGCCCGCGAGGCCGGCGGTGTAGCGCAATTCAACAAGGGCGTCGGAAGCGATGCCGAGGCGCTGCGACGTCTTAGCAATAAGGTCCGCGTCGTTGGCGACACTTTTAAGCCCGGCGCTAATAGCGGCGAATGCGGCCGTAAAAACAGCCGTCATTGCCTTAGCAACCTTAGCGGCCGTGCGTGCAAGGCGGCCCATACTGCCCTGCGCCTTTTTTGACCCGCGCACAAATTGCGCGCTGTCTAAGCTCATTGTCGCGCGAAGCGCGCCAACCATAGCTTTTGCCATCGTTCACCGTTTCTTGAATTCGCCGCCGTGCGTAGCTGTGTACGCCATCGCCAAGCTTTTCATCTGCTGCCAGCTTTGTTTTTCTTTGGCCGACTTGCCGCGCGGGAAATACTTCTCAAATTTCGGGTACTTGTTTTTGCCGTAAGATTGAGAAAAGACGCCCGCCCAATAACCGCCATAATAGGCAACTTGCTGGCGGGATAGCGCCCGCTCCCGTTCCGCGGCTAACACCAAGGAAACCTCTTTCGGGGTTAGCCTCCAGAACTGTTCTAAGTCCCTACCAGTGGCCAGCCAAGCGGTTAGCGCCTTGTCCCAATCGGTACGCTGGCCGCTTAGCGTTTCCGGTTTCCCGGCTTGGCGCTGCCAGCCTCCGCGGCCAAAAATGATTTCTCAACCGCGGATGAAATCAACTCGCCGGCTTTCGCCAGTGTGATTTCGTCGATAATCGCGCCCGCGTCGTAAACGGTTACTTGCGGGTGGTTGTCTGAAAGCCCGGCCTGGAATAGAGCGCGCATAACACGCATGGACGGGCTTTCACCGTCCATCGTGTCAAGCAACGTGCCTATGTCCTGATCTAACGCTTCCTCTAACGCACAAATAGCATTTGTGGAAAAGTGCATTTTGTACGTTTTGCCGTCAGCCTCGAAAGAGACTTCTCCGCGCTTCGGGTTATCCATTACTCCCTCCTGTTAGTTAAGAAATAAACGCCGGCTTGCCGGTCAGTTTGTACGTTGCCGAAGCCGTGATCTTGTCCTCGAACGGCGCGTCGACCTCAAGGCCGGTCATGTATGCCGAGAACGTCCAGGCCGTCGTGTCGGGGAACGTGATCTTGTAATTGGTTGCGGCGTTGGCGTTGATGTCGGTCAGGAAGTTGGTAACATCCGAACCGTCAGCGTCCATTTCCAACTCAATGGAAACCTCGCCGCCGTCCTTCATGCCGCCGATGAATTCACGCCAACGTTCGGTGCTGTCAAAGTCGGATACCTCGACAACGTCCTTTGAAAGTGACGGGCCGCTGACGTTTGTAACGCCACCCAGCGCGGTGAATACTTCGGGGCTTGCGCCGTCGCCGCGCGCAAAAGCAGTGCCCCAACCGATCGAAGCGGAAGTGCTCATTTTCGATTTTTCCTTAGATTACGGGCGTTGTTGGGGTTGTATTGGCCCGAGCGCGCCCTATCGCTCGTGCCAAATCCCTAAGTCGACGCGGCGCCGGAATAAATATTCTCTATCTTCGCGCCGTTCGTTGCTATCCGTTACGGACTCGATCACTATTTGGTGCAACGCGCCGGTCGGGCCGTACCCGCTGAGTGCAATTTCAACCTGGTCATAAACATCGACCACATCCGCAATTGTCTCGGCGTATATGTCCAACTGCACAACATACCGGCGCAGGTTAGACGCGCCGTCCGCGCGGTACGTTTCGTCAAAACTTACGACGGTTAAACAATAGCCGGGTAAGTTGAAACGCTATCAGGTATCCGCAGCCAGTAAAAACGGGTGCCCGTTAAGGCCGTCAGCGCCGCCGTACCATTCAAGAGCGCGGTTAGTGCCGCTTCCATGTCACAGCCTCGCCTTTAATTCACGCCACAGTACCGACTTAATGGTGGCAACCATACCGCGCCTGGTCCCCTCCCACGCCGGGCGCATAAATGATTGTGGCGGGTGGTTAATTGTCCCGTATTCCTGCAAGACACCTGCGCGGTCGTTCGTCCCGACGTGCATCTCGACGCGGTAACGCCCAGGGCGATTGTAACGCTTCTGGCGTTTGTTTAGTTTATCGGTGACATAAATACTGCGGCGCAAATCGTTCTTATGTGTCGCCGGGTCGTCCGGCGCCATCGCCCTAGCCATCTTCGCCATAGGTTCGCCGGCCTCTTTCAGTGCCTTCCTGGCTATCGCCCGGCGCTTGTAAACGTTATCGATTTTACCAAGGTTACGCTCTAATTCGCGCAACCCCTTGACCTTAAATTTTACACTCACGTCGACGCCTTCGTGGCGGTTATTTCGATGAACCGCCCGCGCCCGTGCCGGCTTTCCTTAACCCCGGTTATGTTCCAGTAAGTCCCCGTCGGCCATTGTATTCTGTAGGTCGCATCAATTGGCGATGTGTCCGACGAATAACGGACTAAGAAACGCGCCGTCAGGCCGGCCGCCTCTTTCCCAGCCTGTAACGCCTCAATGTCGCTGACTGGTGAATACTTCGCCCAAACAGTCGTGTGCGTCGCCCATGTTTTTATCAACTCGTTGTAGCTGTTCGCCGCTGTTGTCGAGTCCTCGATGATTATCCGCCGATCAAGTTCGCCAGCCGCCATCTACATAACCTCGCATTTTTGCCCAGGCGTAACCCGACGCAAGCTCGCTTTCGCTGTATTGCTTCCAAGCCAGATCAGACGCCCACCGCCCCCGGTCTGGGGTTCTGCGTTCTAACTTTGTGGCCGCCACAGGCCCGGCGATCGATCCTTGCTTGTCAAACGTCACGACCGGGACGCCACTGCACACCGCCTCAACCGTCGCGGATGTATTCCATCCGACTGCCAGCGATACGTTGCGCAGTGCGTCCGCTAGCGGCTCATCGATGCTTAAAGGCACGCCGTAATCCGGTCGGTGTGCGCGCCGCGCCATTTCGTCCGGGTGTGGCCTGAATACGACCTCCCACCCCGCGCGCAATAGATCGGCCATAGTGTCAACGTACCAGTGGTCAATATTTACATCTTGTAAAGCAGCGTCACCGCGAACCTGGCCAAACACGATCGCGCGGCCGTTGTCCGGGCGGTAATTATCCAAACAAAAAAACCGCCCAAACCGGCGGCCGTTGTCGTTAGATGCCGGGAATTTCGCCCGGCCGTTTAAGCCATCCCAACCTGCGGAAATCCATTCCGGCCACTTTCCCAGATATCCGCGTTCGAGAACCAGGACAGGCACCTTGCGCGCCCAGAAGGCTTTTGCGTTACGCCACCCCCACGTCACGACACAGTCAATGTCGCCATTTTTTGCACCCATACCAACACGTTTCACAGTATCGCCGTGTGCGGCTATACCTGAGGCCATAGCGCCTACAAAACGCTCCTGGTGGGCGGTTGTATTATTATAAACCCCAACCCTCACTTAAAACCCCCTCGACCGTCTGGCGCCTGAAACAATCCAGAGCGGACAAGTGGCTGCAAACAACAACATCGGCGCCCATATCCTCGCAAATAGGCGAGGCCTTGCGGAAGGCTGAAAGCCAGCGCTTAAAGGTCTGCTCCTGCGGATTTGCCAACCCCGCACCGTGTGCCTGGTGCCAATGCCCGCCGGTCAAATCAATGCCCGTCAGGATAATCTTGCGCGAACCCCACTTCAGGGCCAGGTTCAAACTCTGGAAACCGGAATTTCCGCCGCCGCCTACTTCATCGCCCCAAAGCATTTCATCGACTGCGCGAACGTTCGCGCAATGTGCCTGGTCAACCTTCTGGCCGGATACCTTTAGACCGTCGAATTCGGGTTTTTTTACCTCCCAGTAACGGCGATCGCACGCATAAAGCATGTTTGCCCACGGGGCCAGAAGCCGGGTTTCGTTAATCACGATCGTATAGCCGATCGGGCGCAGCGCCTTTAACTGTGACGCGCTCTGGCTCGCGCCAGACCCCGCAATGACGACGGCCTTACCGCGTAAGTCGGGCCACCAGTCACGCACGATACCGCCGGTAGGGCGCAATCAAAGCGCTGAACGCCATCGGCACCTCTTTCAGCGCCTCGATAGACACGCTCTCCCTGTTTTCGTACATATGCCCGATCAACAATAGGGCGGCCTGCCGAATAGCCATCGGAACATCCGTCGCAGCCGAGCCATAACCGCAAACCATCGCAAAATGAACCGGAAATTGCGCATCGTCGTAAACCGCGGGGCTTGTGAAACTGTCGAGAAAATAGATATACGACCCGGCGTTGTCTTCGTTCAACTCATAAAGTGAAGACGAAAGCGTTTGCGTCGCGTTGTCCGCATCCTCGTAAGTGATCGTGATCGACTGCACGTCGGGGAACGGCAAGCGCATCGTCCTGGTCTGCCAGCCGCTCGCGTTTACCGTCCAGGTCTGGTCAATTAAACAACGCCCCAGAACACCCGTCCAGCCATCCATGTAGGCCGTCGCCGCATCGATCAAAGACGCAAAATAGGTGTCATCGTCTGTGTGATCTACCCGGCAATGCGTTTTCGCCTCGGCCGCTGACACAATGTCAGTCGCCGCTGCCGTCGTCAGCGTCGGCGTCGACCACATCAAGCCAGTCATTATTTGTACCACTTGCTAGGTTTGGCTGGCTCGTCTTCGGCCGGCGCGGGCTTCGCTTTTTTGGATGCCTTCGCTGCTTGCTTTTCAGCCCATCCCTCGGCGATTGCGACCCTTTCAAGGTCGCCGGACACGACGTCGCCGGGCTTGAATTCAACCGGCTGCGTCGACCCATCCGCAACACCCCAAAATGATACTTTCACGATTGCCATGATTTCTCCTTATGCATCGCCCTGAACGGCGCACAGTATGCCGCCGATGTATGCAGTGACTGTCGTATTATTTGTGTCTGACTGAGCGGTTAGCCGGAAATCGCAATTTGCCGGCAATATTGGGTATGGGTTAAGATTGAAATAGATCGCCGTTAAGGCGGCTGTCCGTAACGAAATCTCGGGGCCGGCGGGCAAAAACACGCCGCCCTGCACCCTATACTCTAAACCAACGTCGACATTGACGGCCGAGCCGGCGGCTTTAGAGATGGATGCGAAAATAGACGTAACGACGTAAAAGTCATCTTTGCTTATAGACG